TGTCTTTACATCTTTTTTTCTGAATAAATCTGATACTGATTTATTTTCAAATGTATTTTTAAAATTAGTATATTCATTATTTAACTTTGTATATTGTTCAAACAACTTTTCGCTATGTTCTTTTAAACCATCACCAATAGCTTTATCTAATTGCCAATATAAAGTTTTATATTGTGAATCATAAACACCTCCTTTAATTGCCCAATTAGGGATACTTCCTATAGTTCGTTTTGTGCTTATTAATTCTCCAATTGAAATATTTCTCAATGATCCTGCTGCATCACTTTCTTCAGCTATGTTTCTTAATAATCTTCTAGCTGTCATAAAAAACTTAGCTTCTTTTGATGAAGCTCCCGGAGCTAATGTTTTTCCCATAGATTCTACTGTATCTTGAATACTTTTAGCTAAAACAGCTTCAGTTTTGCTAGGTATAGATTCTGTTTTTTTTGATAATTCAGTAAATCTCTTAGAAAAACCATCTTTTATTGGCTTTTCTATTTTTTGTGCTACAACTCTTAATTCTTTACCTGCTGCTGCATCATTAGCAAAAGGAACTGGTGTAACTTCATGTAAAAATTCTTGATGTGATTTACTTAATGGAATATCTTTTTCAATGTCTATTCTTCCTTTAAGTGACCTAGGAATATATCCTTTTTGAGGTTCATATACTCCTCTTATACTATCTTCAACTTTAGCTGCTTGTTTTACTGCTTCTCCTAATTCTGTAGAGTTAGCAAAAGTTGCTTCACCTACTTGATTAGCCATTTCTTTATATTGATTTGTAACATTTTCTAATAAATCATTCTTGAATTTATTTAATTTATCACCGGTAAATTGAGATTGATCTAATGCTGTTTGAAAACCTTTTATAAAATCAGATCCTGTTATAGTCCCTATATCTGGCTGTATTCCTGCTTTTCTAAACTTTTGTATTACTTCTTTTTGTAATGCTATTCTTTCTTTTGCTTTTCCTATTTTAACTGGTATACTTACTATATCTGCTGCTAATTTTCTTGTTGACTGTACAGGATGTTTTAAAAAATCCTTTCCTCCAGTTATTATATCAGGCAATAAATCTCCAATAATTACAGATGCAATAGTACCCATAGGACCAAATTCATTTTGTGCTGCTACTTGAGTTGCAGATACTACTCCTATAGTTTTAGCTGCTTCTTTTGGCGTTGGTGCCATTGTTTTTAATATTTCTTTTCCTATTTGAAGTGGATTTTCACTTTTAAGTATTTTAGTAAATTGTTTTGGATCTTTTAAAAATGAAAGCCATCCTGCAGCTAATTCAAGTGAATCTCTTGGTTTAAGGTCTACTCCTACCATAGCAGCTCCTTTTTCCATAAGACTTTGCGAATCTAAATCTGGCAATTCATGTTTTAAATGACGTGAAGCTTTTTCAGGATCATTTATTAAACTAACTAAATAATCATAATGTTTTTGGTCTTTCTCTTCCCATTTACCAATTTGTTTTTGTTCTTGCAGAATTTCTATATCTCTAAAAATATTTTGTCTGAACTCTATTGGCGCAACAGCTTTTGCATAATGTTTTGATGCTATAACTGATAAATCGAAAGGTAAAGCTCTTAAAGCAAGTGCATTTTTAAAAAATTGTGTTACTAATCTTTCCCCTTTGTCTATAGTTTCTGCTAGATAATTTCTTGATTCTTTAGGTAATTCTGTTTTTCCTTCTTCTTCTTCTTCTGCATAAACACTCTTGCCTTCTTTTATTCTTTTTTGTGCATGTGCTGATGCTTTTTTAATTATTTCTGGTGTTGCTTGACCACCTTTTTTTAAATAGTTCAATTGATTATGCGTTAAAGTGGGGACTATTAATGGTATATCTTCTTCTTTACCATCAAAATCTACACCTACACTCAATTCTGTCATTTCTCCAGTTCCACCATCTTTTTTAATCGGTATCTCTCCAAAATAACCTTTACCTTTAGGAGTACCATCTTTTCTAAGACCATAATCTTTTTTTTCTGGTGTCTTATATTGATCCCATTCTGAAACTGCTTTTTCAGGGACTGTAGTTTGGTCTTCTTCTAATGAATCAAAGATCTGTTCTCGACTTTGATTAGATGATTTATATTGATCCCATTCTGAAGCCATTATTTTATTCCCATTTCTTGTTTAAATCTTGCTACTTTTTTTACTGGAATAATATATTTTTCTCCATCTACTATAAATTCTTGTGTAGATCCAGCTTGCATTAACTCTTTAAATGATTTTTCTTGATTAACTTCTTTATTAATTGGTTTTTTATTTATTCCTTTTATGATATCAACTATTTGATCTGCATTTTCTTTAGTTTTTGCTTTAGAGAATCTCATAGCTTTATATGGAGTCATTCCTTCTTCAATTCCTTGAGCAAAAAATTCTTCTTCCATTTCAGCTTGTTTACTCATTGATTTTACTAGATTTAATGCTCTATCAAAACCTCCGGGTGTTGTTTTATCTGCAGATATTGCTTCTAAACCTTTTTGAAATTCGTTTTGTGTTAATCTACCTGCAAATATAGGTTTATAAAAAGTAAAAGATTTTATTCCTAAATCTTTTATTGATTTACTTGCTGCTGTTCCTGGAATAAATCTACTTGGATCATTTTTATATTGACTAGCCACATCTATTAATGGAGCTATTGCAAGAGCTGTAGAAGTTCTATTTTGTAGTCCTGTTCTGTAATCTATTATATCTTTAGACTTAAATTCAGACTCGATTTGTGCTTTCTTAAACATTAAACGTTCTGTTTTCTTTTCTTTTTCTATTTCTGATTCTTTATTAGCTTTTTGTTTCATAAAATCTTTCACAACATCTGTTCCTAAACTCATCATATTTGGATCAAGACCTTGCGTTTTTAAATATTCCTTTTGTTGTCCTTGTTGTACATACTGTTGTTGTTGTTGTACTGCTGCAATAACTGCTTGTCTGTTCTCTGGATCAATACTGCTAAGTATTTGTCCCATCATATTATTTAATTGCGTTGGATCTCCTGACTCTTGTGCTTGTTGCATAATATCATCCATAGCAGATTTTTGCTGTACTCCTCGCAGTCCTTTAGAGATATTTGAATAAGCCTTAGCGCCTATATCAAAAGGATTATTTGATTGTGTCATGACTGCTCCTGTATTCCTGTATATGGATTATAAACTTGATTCTGTCCTTCAAACCCTTTTCTTAACGGTTTTATTGTGTCTTTTAGAGAATTTTTGTTTCTATCAGTAAATGCTTTTATTAATTCTCCTATATCTCTGTTAAATTCTTCTGTCCCCATTAATCCTCCAGCTCCTTGCAAAGCTGCTTCTCCTGATGACATTTGTTCTTGTGGTCCTGCATTTTGTCCCAATATACTATTCATTACTCCTGCTTTTCTGTTCATAGCTCCTTGTTGCATTTGCGCATAATGCTGATTTAAAAGTTGATCCATATTAACGCCAGCTCTTGCAAGTGTATCATCTAATCCTGTTCCTCGTTGCTGACCTGATGATATATAACTCTGTTGAATTTGTGGTGCTATTTGTGATTGAAATTGTTGCTTCATTGGATCAACAAAAGATTTCTGAAATGAATTTTCATCCACGTTAAATAAATCTGAATAAGGTCCATTTCCATCTAAAGAACCCATTATTTTATCAATTAATTCTTTTTGCTGTCCTTGTATAGGTGTTTTCTTATTTTGCATATTATTTATGATGGTACTAATAATAGCACCTGCTGCTCCTATACCTGCTGGTATTGCCATTTTTTCCTCCTATTCGTTATTGTCAAAAATATATACATTTACATCAATCGCATCTACAGCTTCATTATTTCTTGTTGAAACATTGAAATAAAATGTTTGAATTACACAACTATTTAGTGATTTAGATTTAACTCCGCCCGAATGAAATGCTAATCCTGTTATTGCATTACATGTGACTAAAATTCCATACTTTGTATGTTCTACTGGTGTTGTGGAATTTAAAGTGTACGTTCCTGTTCCATTTTTGGTTATACTTGCTATATTATAGCCATTGGTTATTGGTATTGGTGATGAATTAGTTCCTTTAAAGATACACCAACCTATCATATCGCCTGTATCAGGACTTGATGAACCACTATTTATTGCTAAAGCTAGATCTTTATACATGTCTTCCATTAATACTAACAATGATTCTACTGTCAATTCTTCTCTATTTCCTACTTGATAGTATTCTTTTATCTTTGTCATATTTGCCTTTAATTACTTGTTAATGAACCTATACTGCAATGGATCCTTATTGATGAAATAATGATTGGTTGTAGCGCATTCTCTTTCTTTATCTTTATATTCAGAAAATTAGATTCTTGGTCTACTACCACTGTAATCCATTCTCGTTGTTTACTTAATGTCGCATTTGGTTCTAATTCTATATTTTGTTTAAAAGGTGTTGCTTCTTCATCTTCTGATAAGTCGATATATACTGATCCTGCATTTGTATTTAATAAAAATTCTATATGTGATACAAAACATTTTCTTCCTTGTTCTCTATATGGATTAAATGGTGTAAGTTTTGCTTCAAAATCTATTATTTTTGAAACAAGACCTCCTCCAGTATAAGCCGCTGCATCTGTTGAATTAAAATTAACTGTTATTGCTGCTCCTGTTGATGCTTGAACATATAATATTTTTCCATTTATCTCTGTCATTCCTTCAACATTAGTAATAAATACTTTATCACCAGTCTTAAACGCTCCTTCTACCGCTATAACTGCACTCGCTGCTTGGTTAATAGCGCTAACTGCAGCTACATAATCATCATAATCAACATTCAAATGATAGACATATCCCTCATCATCACCAGCTAATGTCTTCTGTGTTTCTTCACCTAGTCCAATTCTATTCCATATTTCATCTGTTGTATCCCACCGTTCCCATGAATCTTTGATTGTTTCGTCTATTTCGTTCCATGTATCATTACTTCCAGCATTTGTTTCTCCAAAAACACTAAATCTCTGGTCATAAACTGACCATGTGCTTTCTTCATAATTATATATTAATACTTTGTCTTGGGTTTCATCTGCTAAGGGAGATCCCTTTTGTCTATAGGCAAACATAAATTGACTTGTTCCACGAGCAAAGCCACCATAAACTAGTTCCATCTTTTGTTGATCAAATTCATCTCTTGTATAATACGGTATTTTATCATCAAATCTCAGGGATTTTCTTCCATCTGTTGTTGTTAATCCATTCTCTCCTAAAGACTTAGCTTCATAATTCCAAGATACTGGAGAAAAGGTAGCATCTGTTCCTAAAACTGATGGAATCTTCCTTACAAAATATGGATTAAAAGCATCTTTTGTTTTTTCTAAAGCCCAAGCAGATCCTTGGAATTTCATAATGATTACATCACCTAGAATAATAGTTCCTTTCATTAATTCGTATGTATCTGCTGATAAGATTCCGGCTCCAGCTACATTGAACTTATCTCCATTTCCTGAACTATCTCTAATACCTGAATATAAAACTCCTTGATGGTATGGAACTGCATTTATCACTGGAACAAAGAAATTTAATCTTTCACCAAACCAATGTACTTTTGTTGCTTTTGTTAATGGTCCTTCTGCTGGGGCTGCATAATCTGGATTATCACCACCAACTCCTCCGTCAGTAAAGTCAAGCACATTAGTTCCATCATAAAAATATACCGATGACATTCCTTTGCCAGTAAAAACAAACCTTTTTAATCCACCTTTAGTAAAATACGTTGTTCCTGAAACATAATCGTCTCTACTTGCAATATTGAAAGAATAATCAGCCCCTAAAGAACCACCGCTTGGGATTTGATTGAATATCTGCGTTCCTGTATCATAACTGTATAAGTATTTAGTTGTTATAACAAGTAATTCTCTAGTGCCGTTTCCTGCTGGATCTACGTTTTCAAAGATACCCATAACTCTAGTACTATCTGGCAAATCTACAAACTTTTGATTCCCTAACTGATTTCCAAATTGCATAAACCCCATTCGAGATTTTAGTTCTTGACGATAGATATATCCATTTTTAATGATTTCAAAAGCATCTGCTGGATCTAAGAAATTAACTCCAGCATCATCTACTCCTGTCTTAAATCCTGCTATTTCGTAAACATCCATTACATTGCCCAATAAACAATTCTATACTGATAAGTTCCTGCTATTCCTGCATTAGCTAACTTTGCTTTGATATTTAAGTCTGTATTGTCATTTTTAAATTCTAAAACCTTGTTTGCGCTTCCACTAATTATGAGTTGATTTGAATATGATTGACATACTCCGCCTGCTGCTTTAAAAAATCCAGTAACTCCAGAATTTGTTCCATCATTTAAATACATGTAAATATTCCCATATGTGCTATTTGGTACCGCTACAACATTTGCATGTGCAACTCCAGGAACAAAAGTACCACTTAAGAATGATGGAATGAATTGATAAATTTCACTTGCATTTCTATAAAACCCTTCAATCCTACTATTTGTTTCTTTAAAATAGATTCCTCCATCCATACCAGCTGCAAGAGTTATATCAGCTGCTTGTTTTGGCATTTGAACTTGCTTATGATGACCATCTTCATCAGATCCTATATCCCAATAATGATCTTTATTCATCGTGTCTTTTGTATAAGTCGTATTGTCTTGTAAAATAAGTTCGTTATCTTTTACTGATTTAGATCCATCTGGTGCTAAAATATGCCAGTCAGCCATGTTAATTCTCCTTTTTTAAAACTTTGGTATACAACGACTTAACTTTCGTTGGTTATATGTCCTTGTTAACATTAACTTTCGTTCATGTGCAAACTCAACTTTAAGATGATTTAAAGCACTTGCTTCATACCTATAATCTCTCGCATAATTTAATGCTGCTCCATATGCTACATATCTCATCCAACGATCAAATGGCAATGCTGGATTACCCTCATCGCCAAATCCTGCGTATTCTTTATATCCATAGATAATAACACTATATTCTTGTTCTGGAATCGTTCTAAAGACCATTTCTGTGCCATAATAGAGCATTTCTGTTGGATACCCTGCTATCAGTATGTCTGTGTTATTAAGACCCCAATAGCCATAGAATCTTCCCGGATCTTGGTATATAGTTAATCTATTCCACGATATCGATGAATCGCCTAGATCTGTAGGTGTTATGTATGCTTCCATTGATATATTAGTGAAATTACTATCGGCGCCTACATCATTAAATGTGTAAACGCCAGTAGTATTTTCTTCATCTATTGTAAATTCGAGAGTTCCATATTGTTCAAATAACTTTACATCATCTGCCATGGTTAAAGTCACAAAATCATTTAAGTATTGTCTTAATACTTCATCATCTGAATCTGGGTCATTCTTATTTCTTCGACCTATTGCTAACCGCATGATTCTTAAACAATCTGAAACAAACTGTGCCATTTTTAATCCTCATATATTGTTCGTAATGCAAACCTTGGATCCATTGATGCAACTCTGGTTTCTCGTGAACCATCTGCATTATCAAACCATTGCCAATTTGGAGTTCCTTTCTTTGATAAATATGCTATTACACATCTTGGTAAGTCGTATGTCTTACCTGGTATCAATGTCATCTTAAAATCTATCATATCATTAGATAACATCACTGGTAACGGATTCGTTGGTTGATCTTTTCTGTTAAATACAATCTTCTCTGTTGGGTGTAATTCTACTGGACAAGGTAAAATCGGATGTATCCCTTCTTTTAGATTTTTATTAAGCTTTTTAGCTTGTACATTTAATCGTCTAGCTTCTCTGTTATATCTAATATAATCAGTTAAGTTTTCTAAAGGCATATCTTCTATTGCTAATTTTTCTTCTTTTGGTGCCGCTTCAATAATCTTATCTATCTTAGCGGGCTGTTCTAGATATTTACTCTTAGCCATCTTATTTCCTTTTGTTTAGTGTTAAATGTTCTTTGGCATGACATTTACGACATAACCATATTACTTCTAACGGTTTACTGTAATCATAATGATGACCTTCTATGTATCCTTCTTCGTTACATCTAGAACATATCGTTGGTCTCACTATTTTACCTCCTTCTACAGCATAACTTAATGCTCTTCTAGCTTTAAATTTCTCTGGATATTTTTTATAATATTCCTTATTTAAAGCAGTTACTCTTTCTGGATTATTTTCTTTCCACAATCTAACTCTTTCGTGAGCTTTTTCTAGATTGTTTATTCTCCAGTTTCTATCACTTTCTCTTTTAAGTTCTTTATTTTCATCTTTCCATTTCTTATTTCTAGCTAATATTTTATCTTTGTTATTCTCATAACTTTTCTTGTAAGTTTTTCTACAACTTTCTTTATATTTTTCCGGATTATTTTTAATCCATTTTTTATGTCTTTCACGTTCTCTTTCTTTGTTCTCAGTATAATGTTTATTAGCATATATTCTGCTTTTTTCTAATACACTTTCTCTATTTTTTAACTTACTTTTTTTACTTATGATGGATCTACATTTCTTACATGTATTTTTTAATCCATCTTTTCTATTACTATCTTTTCCAAACTCTTCTTCTTGTTTGGTTTCATTACATGTAACACACTTTTTCATAAGCTAGGCTCCTTTTTACAGAGCCTAGTTTAATTACTTCTTGATCAATAGTCAAGTCGTATAAGTCTACAATGCTCCAAGATCGTATATTCTATTGCCATAGCGTATAGCTTCTACGAAAAATATATCTCCATCGGTGGCTAGAACGGCTGTGCCTGCTGTTAGCTTATATGTAATAGGATCATAAGCAAACTCTGTGCTATATGCTTGCGTTCTAGTGATTAGATTTATGCTACCGTCTGAAACATATACAACATATGCACTAGAGTCGATATCTTCACCTGTAATAGGATCTTGAAGAGAAACAGTATCTGCTGTTAAAACAGTTACAGCGTATCTATTCCCGTCCAATTCATTCATACCACGAGCTGTGGGCATGCTAGAGCCAAGATCAGAAATTCTTACGAATTCACCAGTTGTTAAACCATGAGCTACCGCAGTAACCACACAAGGGTCAGCCTGTGTTATTCCAGTAATATCTGTGCGATATTCTGCAACTCCACCACTAGTATTAGCTACAGTGAAACCATTAGTATCTTCAATTACAAAGTTAAATGCAGATCCTCCATCAGCACTTATAACTTGCTGTTGTAAGGCATCAGAATCTGCAACTAATCCACGAATCCAAGTAGAAATTGGGAAAGTTGCTGCTGTTGCTTTCCAGTCTGTTATATTATAAAATATAACTTTGTCTGGCTCAAATCCAAATGTAAAGGTATGCGCTGCACCACCTGAAATGAATTTGTATGATTCGGTCATTGTCTGACCTTGAAATAAATCTGACATAATTATTTTCTCCTTAAATTACGCTTTTGTTGATAGTAATGTTACGATATGTGAATCGTCTAGAATCGCTGCGTTAAAATAAGCAGTAAATCCCATTGATTGAAATCGGTTTAAATAATCATTAAATCCTAATGGCTTTAAGATCATTTCAGTAGAGACTTCATCAAGATTTACATATCCATATGCGTTTGCACCAACAAAAGTGTTGTTGAAAACTGGAGCTGCATCAGTTGATACTTTTACATTTGTAGAAGTAACGACTCTGCCTTCATCTAAAGATCCAAATTCAGATTTTAATACAGAATCTTGTGATCCGTATTGTGAAGTTGGAACAAAAGAATCTAATGCTCTTATGTCAGCTTTTAATTTTACGTGTGCATTAATCCAAAATGCTGCTTCCACTGGGCCTGTTCCAAAACGACTAGTTCCATCAACGGTAGGAGTCATTTTTTCTGTGTTATTTTCATCTAAATATGCAATCGCTCTACTAAAATCTGTTTGTGTCCATTCAGTTATTGCATTCCCGTTAACACCAGATAGGCAAGAAATTTGTGCAACCCCAGAATCCCAAACATCACGTGTTACTTTGTCTAGCATAGTGTGCATGCATTGTGAAAGGTTATCAGCTACTTCATTCGCTGTATCATCTTCAACAACTAACAATACTTTTCTTGATAAAAGTGTTACTTTTCCAAATTCTTGGATAGTCACATTAATATCAAACTTTTGTACTTGTTCTGGTGCTGGATCGGAATCTTCAGATAGAACAACTGGATCAGAATTGAAGTTTTCTTGTCTTCTGAACGCCATTGTATCTGTATTTTTTTGTGGTAAGGTAAAAGCTCTACCAAATAGATTGTGGTTATTGTTAGGTTTAGATCTTTGTAATAAAGCTCTATGCGCCCATCTATCGCACATTGAACCGTATTCTGTGGTTGTTATTACACCCATAATATCTCCTTCGTGGAGACCTTATCTACGACTACGCTTACTTTGCCTATATGCTGCAAATTCTGTTTCATTCATGGACATAACATCTATAGATTGATTCATCGCTGCTGCCTTAGGTATACCCGAAGGTGAGTTCGGAGTTTCCTTCTTTGTGGCAGTAGGTCTATTCAATGCTGCTTGCTGTTTTGGACTTAATTTATCCATAAACTCCCATGCTTCTGCATATCTGTTAGGCGCTGCTTCTATTGCGGCCGCTAAGTTTGGTCTCTTTTTTAAAAAGTTAGCTAATTTTTCGTTTATAACTTCAGCTCTTTCTGGATTACTGCTAATCCATGCCTCTTCTTTGATTTCACGCATTGTTTTTTGTTTCTCTGCCTGTAACTGCTTTTTAAATTCTGCTTTTGTTACTGGCTCATATGCTGCGTCTTCATCTTCTTCAAGTGCTGCTGGCTGTTGCATCTGTTTTAATTGATGCTCTCTATACATCTTCAATTCTGATTCCGCATCCTGTCTCTTTCGTCTCTCTTTTTTAAGAGCTGATAAAGGGACATTCTGCTCAATCGCTTCTTCTTGTAGTTGCTCTTGACTATCATTCTGATTGTCATTCTGACTTTCATTCTGACTATCTTCTTGAACAACTTCTGGTACTTGTTCTATTACTTCTTGTTCAGAAACGGTATCTGTCATAATTTCTCCCGTTGTTACGTGATACAGCCTATCACGATGGCATTGCACCTTTTGCTTGTAGGTAGGCGACACCTGTTTTATTAAATTCTACTTTTAGCTTCTCTCCTTTTAACTTTGGAGCAACCATCCATAGAAGTTCTTTCAATCCACGTTTAGGACTCACAAAATAAACCAATGTATTATTCCGAAAACTTGGTAGTTCTCTTGTTAACTTTGGTTCACTAATCCTAAATTGCGTAGGATCAAACTTGTCAAATTTAGCGTGTATTGTAAGAAAATAATTTGAATCATACTTGACGGAACTAACTGTCTTATCTACTAAATCATTTAACGTTCTTTTTAACGATGTGCGTTCATCGATGAAATTAGAGGGTAAAATTAGTTTAGTAACTGGATCTTGCATCATTCGTGTTGACATACTTCTTACATTCCACTCTTGCCACGTAGAGACTCTTTCTCTGCATGTGCTTTTTGCATTAGTCTATTTGCTTTCATAGCATCTGGATTAGACGAGGGTCCTATCTGGCTGCTAGTTCTGCTTGGTTGCTTAAGTGGATTATCCTTAGTAGAATAAAGCCCTTTTACTTTTGTCATACTTGATTTTTCCATATATCCTCCTTAGAATTATGGTTGGGGTTGTTGTGGTTGCTGCTCTTGTGTAGCTGCTTGAGATTTCTCTTGTGGTTGTTCAATTGCTGATTCTGCATCTACCAGTTCTTCTTTCTGCGCGATTTGTTCTTGTTCTTGCTGGTGGATTTGATTAACAAGTTCTAATGCTTGGATTAATCTATCTTCATGTAATTTTGAAATCTCAACAATTGCTTTTGCTTTATTAAGTTCTGCAAGACTCTGATTCTGAATAGCTTCTGAAGTTCTTTCGATTCTCAATCCTTCGTTTGCATCTGCTCTAGTGTCTCTCTCATGAGCAAGGGCTAATTTCTCTTTCATTGTTGCGTCTACTAAAGCATCTTGTTTAGCTTGAGTCTCTTGAGCTTGTTGCTGTTGTTGCTCTTGCTGTTTCTCAATTGATTCCTCTAAATCGCTTAATCCTGCCATCTGTAAAGCTCGAACAATTTCAGATTCTGGAACATCAACTATTCCCTCACGCTTTAGACTAACTACTTCATAGTAATAAGCATCTCGTTGAGATTGAGATCTAACTCCCTGTTTTATTACTGCATCGTACTGCTCAAACTCTTTCTCATAGAATTGCTCGGTTGGCTCTTCACCAAGAATACGTTTGACTTTTCCCGGAGGATAATGATGTTGGATTGCTTTTAGAACTAATCCGCCTATAATCGTTTGTGTAACTTCGACATTATCTAAGATCTTTCGATTCGACCTTAAACCTTGAGCAATCCGAACTTGTGCCAACTTACCTGAAACTTGTGTATTTCCTTTCTCATCAACTCCAAGAACTGATTCATTAACGTTTGCCAACGTAAGAGTCAATTGATCTAAAACATTCTGATATTCAATCAAAGAAGGGTTAACCTGACCACCTTGTAGTTCTTGTACAGAATTTAGCCCTTCTGGGGCATTCTCTGGATCAACACCAATTAGTTTATTCTGTCCTGCTTGTTGTAGGTCTTCTACATCTGGAACTGATCCTATAAGATACTTGTAACCAGTGGATATTGTGCTATCCATCATATCTACAATTTTCATATGACGTTTATTGAATTGTCTTTGTGTTGAATACAAAGTTGAAGCTAACCCCTGTATTCTTTGACTTGGATCCCATATACTTGGTTCCATGTAGCATAAGACTGGAGCAAAGGGATAAGTTTGGTTGATTCCTGTTTTGTCCTCTCCAGTGTAAACCGGTTGTCCGTTGAGCATTATATTTAACTCCATATAATCTCTATCGACTGATTGAATCGTTACTATTGGTGGTAACTCCTTCTTATCAATACCCAACATGTCTGCTTCTTCATGGAGTTTTCTGATTCTATAAATCCCATTCTCTAATTTATTTTGCGCTTCCTTGTCTAAATCTGTTATGTCTCGATAATATGCGCTTTGCTCATCAACCAGAAACTTTCTTCGTTTTGAAATCCATTTGTAATATTGATCGTAAGCCATCAAGTTTCTATTTCTACTTAAGACAGTGAAATTTGGGTGGTATGATAAAAACTTGTCATCCCGAAAGGATCTTTGAATATCATCTATTTGCTTCGGATCTACGAAAGGCAATAATCTGCTAATTAAATTTCTGTCTATCAAATCTCTTGTAATCGCAAATCCACAATCTTTTAAATCAAGACGCTCAAAAGTAGGATCTAAATAGAATGAGTTATATGTCCTCTTGAAGAAACCTATCTCTCCATTAACAAAATCCCTTGAATAATCCATTCTAAGACCACAAAGCGAGATCCCAGATTTAAAACCCTCGTCACAAGCATCTAGAAAGGTGCTATATCCTAAACCTTTATCCCATGCGTCATAACTCAACTTTGTGAACTGATCGGCGGTCTTCTGATCGCTTCCTTCAACTGGTGCTATTACAATGCTATTTAGATTATCTCGTAAATATCCCGAAAAGAACTGCAACGGTCTTCGCATAATATTAAATTCTAGCGGTTCTCTACCCTCTTTCTGAAGAGCTTTTAACTCCGAGTTTGACCACGTATACCCAGAAGAAGCCAAAGTATAAACTTGCGCATTCTTAACAAAAGGACTCCAATAATCTTGTGCATATCTATAATTTTCTTGGAACTCACCGAGCAACTCTCTATCATTTAACATAGCGACCTTAAGTTAAGGTATTTAACTTAAACTAAAATTATATTTATGCTATGATATTGTCAATGGTATTTAGATTTAAATAGTTGTGTTATAACATCTTAGGAGTAAAATAATATAAACATAGGAAAAAAATGAATAACAGAACGTTATCAAAAAAGAAGTTTAATAAAAAACATCCATCTGATGAATGGGAAGAAGTTGTTAAAAAACAATCTGGATTTGGTGTTAGTATCCAGAATAAGAAAAGAGAAGTTATGTTTAGTATTGGGAATTATAAGAAAAAAATGTCAGTAAAATATTATGGCTATGATGATTAAGATATTTAATTGGTTTAGAAAAAAAAATAAAACTAAAAGTAATCTTAAAAAAAGAATATTAATTAATGTATGGGCGCAGTTTGAAGATAGGCGTTTAGTTGAATTTAATGATAATACAGTAGAAGTTCAAATTCTTTGTGATTATGAATGGATTGTATACACTAGAGGAGAAACACTAGATTTATTATTATCTTATATGAATTGGTTTGCTTAAATCTGATATCTTCTATTTTCTGTAGCCTTTTTATGCTTGTCTAAAGCACCTGAGAATGAACCAACTTTTTCAATGTGATCTACAGCTTGCGCCAAGTATTGAAAGGCATCAGCTGCGTTTGAACTCAAATCATGGTGAGGACCATCTAAATATCTTCCTGCCATCTCTGACCACTTCTTTCGATACTTGCCTAGATAATTTAGTAATGGCTTTACCTTATTAATGGCAAATACGCTTCTATCCATCTTGATCTTAGCATTGTTGATTTGTAGATTCTTATCTGTCCTTTTCAAGACTAGTACCCTTGTATCTGTGTGTTGAAGATATCGCTTGAAGTCTCTCTCATATGTGTTTTCTACAACTATTCCATCACGCTTTGCGGCATCATGAGGAAGAAATACAGTCTTATAAATATACTTCTTGTCGTTAAGAAGAAAGTTGCAATAGAAATCGACTCCCTTGTTCTTATCTTCATAGTAATCAATGACTCTAATTTCCCCATGAACAACTTGGAAGAACAGTATAACTGTTAAATCATTTACGCCGATGTCCATTGCTATGTAAACAGGCTCTAGGGCATCATATAAGGGCGTTAGAAGGCATCGACTCTCGTTATAGGCTTTCTCTATGTGGACTTGAAAGTAATAGGCGTCAGAGTTGCTTAAAAAGGCTTCGGATATTGTGCTACAGAATTCCTGACGTACCTTATCGCCTAAAATACTCTTTTGATGAGCGTACCAATTTCGTTGGTGTGGTGTTATTTTTATGGATAAATCGTTTTCTAGCTTCTCAAAGTATTCTTTTAACTCATAATCTATTGTTACTGGCTGTTCCATTTTATAACCTTTGTCTTGCATCCAATTGAAAAAGAACAACTTGTATTGTAATGGTGATAGATTGTCATTTCCCTGGAGTGCTGCATTAGTGCAAAGCTCGTAAAAAAATGACTCTGCTCCCTCGCCTGTGCTTTCAATAATAATCTGTCCATCTATAGGAACTGCCTGTAACGTTCCAGTCATTACCTCGTCAGCTTTTATAGGATTTCTAGCACAAGTCTTTCCGAACTCTGATACTAATATTGCTTGGTAAGAACCACCTCTTAAAGTTGTATCCACTCTAAGGAAAGAACCGTTCCTGAAAGTTATCTCTCTAGCACTCCTCTGTATTACACCAGCCAATACTTTCATTTCTGGTGTGAGATTATCTAAAGCATGCCCCAGAATACGTTTAAAGATGTGCTGTGCGTGTTCCAAGCTATAACTTACAATGCCTGCGGATAGATTAGAGTTAAA